GGTGATTTCCCAGAACCAGGTGAAGCTCCAGTTAATGCTGTAACTTATATTAATAATGGAGTTATTAATACATACATTCTTAGAGACCCTAGAAATCCATTGGTTCAAGAATTTGAAAACCAAGTGGCTAGTGGTCAAATAGAACGTGAACTAAGAGAACTTATTAACTTTGCTATTGGTGATGAAGAAAGACAACGTAAGTTTAATATCTTTGGATATAAGTTTAATGTGAAATTCTTCGACCAAGAGATACAATTACTAGGCTCCTTATTCAGACAAATCAATACAGAAGAGCCCGACTTCTTATTAGCATGGAACATGGCGTTCGATATTCCATATATAATTCAACGTATTCGTAATCTAGGATATCGTCCAGAAAGTATCATGTGTCATCCTGACTTTAAGATTAATCCTAAAGCGGAATACTTCATTGATACTCGAATGGAAAACAACTATGCTGAACGTGGTGATTATGCATATATCTCTTCTTATACAGTATACTTAGACCAAATGATTCAATTTGCATCTCGTCGTAAAGGTCAGTCTGCATTTGCATCATTTAAGTTGAATGATATTGGTGCTCAAATCTGTGGTGTACAAAAGTTAAACTATCATCATATTACTACAGACTTAGCTAAGTTACCATTCTTAGATTTCAAAACATTTGTATTCTACAACATTGTCGACGTATTAGTCCAAGTATGTATTGAAGAAACTACAGATGATATTGGATATATCTATAACTCCAGTGTATTGAATAATACTCGATTCTCTAAAGTACATAGACAAACAATCTATCTACGTAATAAGCAAATCGATTTCTATTTCAATCTAGGACTTGTTGTAGGTAATAATATTAATAAGACTAGAGAGAAACCATCTGAGAAGTTTGACGGTGCTTTTGTAGCTGACCCTAACTTGGTTAATGATTCAGTTAAGTTAAAGATTAATGGTATTCCAGTCTTCTTATGTGATAACTTAGTTGACTTTGACTTTAGCTCTCTATACCCAAGTATCAATCGTGAATTCAATTTAAGTTCTCCATCCGAGATTGGTAAGATTGAATTTGAAGATGATAAAGATGCAAGCTCTGCAATCATTGAAGATATTGTAACTCAAGATCATTTGACTATTGGTCATAGATGGTTTGGTTTACCTAACTATAGTGAATTAGTAGATCAAGTATCTACATTATTTGCATCTGGTAGATTATCTACAGAGAATGAGTTCAAAGTATATAATAAAGGCGAGTTAGTTAAACCATTAGAAGTTGAATATAATGAATGCATACCAGCTATAACTAGATTTGGTAGCATGAATATGAATGCAATCTATGGTGAACGACAAATGCCAGGGGGATTATAATGGTTATACAATTTCAACTATCACAATCTGATATCGAAAGCTTACTTTCTATAAGTAAGCTTTTGAAATGTGATAAGATTTTATATGATAGAAATTATATCAATTCGATTATTGGTGTAGGTCCAGAAAGATCATACTTCCAGACTACAAGCTATATGATTGATCTAGACCCAAGTATTAATAACCTATTAATCAATTCATTAGATTTAAAGAATCTAAGTAAGGCTACTGATGGAGCCGATATAACTAAGACAAATGTACCAGTATTTGATTGGGATACGTTATATATTAAGTCTTGTATGGATAGCCTAAGAGAATATCAAGTTGATAGTCATATTATAGCTAGAGATGATAACTTCCATGAAAGTAATTGCTATTCTGAACTCATGGCTGGTAGTGCATCTACGGGAGCTTGTAGAATTAATGTAGATAAATATCTTATTGATATTCCAAAATCTGCTATGCCGACATTAAAGTCTGACCATGTAGAGGCTATAGTATATGAAGTACCTAATAGAAACTTTAACGTTCTTAGATTTAAAATAACTAAACGTAATGGTATCATTGTTAATCAGTCAATGTTATTCTTACCTTACTAAAGAGTTTGGCTATAGAGAATCAATCTCTATAGCCAGATTCGTTTATTTAGCATACGGAAAACATTTAAATAATCAAAGGAGGAACGATAATGGCTGAAGATAAAAACGTAAAACAGCAAGAGGGTCTACTAAGTAGTATCCGTAAAGGTCTTGCTAATTTATACGGTCGTACATATTACACACCACCAGATGGTGATAGTGAATTAACTCATCTTACTGATAGAATCAATGACTCTATGGGTAAGATTATCAATGATATTAACTATTCTACAGGATTATCATCTATTAGTACCCTCTACGCTAAAGCAATTGATTATCAAAATGATTCAAAAGTAGTAGATGGGTTTGATAACCTATTTAAAGATATGGCTAACGATGGAAGTGTATATAATGTATTCTTCAATAATCGTAGCCTACGTTTATTTGATGCTGAGATCGATATGATCTGTAAATATATGCCTATGCTTGAAGATGCATTAGGTGTATTATGTGATAATGTAATCTCATCTGACCACTTCTCTAAAGACTTTATCTTCATCTCTGATGAGAATGTATCTGTAGAGAATAATAAAGAAATCTTCTATAATAATATCAAAGTACTTAAAGATAAATATGACTTACTTATCAAATTCCAAGATATTATTTATAATACCTCTAAGTATGGTGAACGTTTCTATTATATCGTACCATATGAAAGAGCTATTAAAAAATTATTAGATAACCCAGATAATAAGTTTGTAACTTCACATGAAGCTATGAGTTTAACTGAATCTGGTATTCTAAAACAAACTCCTGCTCTAAAAGAAAGCGGAGATGTATTTGTTAATGCTATTAATAAGAAAGAGCAATCTTTAGATGTTGAATTTACATTCAATATGAGTAATTCTCTATCTAAAGAGATTGTAGCACATGAGGCTGCAGCTAATAGACTTAAACACATTAAAGAGTCTGCTTTAAACTTCAATGAAGCTACAACAAGTACAGTATCTCTAGTAGCTAATGATAAATTAGATGCTAGTCCATTCTATGATGATACTACAAGTAACGGTTTAGTTTTAGCTGGAGATAATAGATTCAATACTAAAGAAGACTGGGGATTGAATGGTTGTGTATTCAAAGAACTCAATCGTTATAAAATCATTCCAGTTAGAATTGAAGATCTTATCTTAGGTTATGCTTATCTTGAAAACGATAGCATGTATGGTTTAGATGATGACTTCCCAGTAAGTGATACAACTACGCCAATTAATGCTATGGGTATCAATGTAGCAACAGATTTAGAAGCTACAAAGAACTCTGCTGTTATCTCTGATAGCATTGTTAAGACTGTAGCTAGTAAGCTATCTGCTGCTATTGACAATAAGTTTATTAAGCTTAACAAAGACTTATCTAAAGAGATCTATACTGTATTAAAACATGATCTTCAAGCTGGAAGAAAGAATAAATACAATGTAACTTTCTTACCACCTGATGATGTAGTTCATTGCTATTATAAATTAGATCCTGATACGTATCGTGGTATCTCTGACTTATATAAAGCTATGATACCAGCTAAGTTATTTATCGGTCTATATATTACCAATACTATTGGGGCAATGACTCGTGCACAAGACCGTCGTGTATACTATGTAAAACAATCTGGTATTGATACAAATATCTCTAAGATTTTATTAACTACTATTGACCAATTGAAACGTCAAAACTTCAATATTCGTCAATTAGAATCTATGAAGAATGTATTAAACATCTTAGGTCGATTCAATGACTTTGTTATTCCAACTGATAATAGCGGTAATGCACCAGTGCAGTTTGAAGTTATGCAAGGTCAACAAATTGATCCACAAACTGACTTGATGGAAAAACTCCAATCTATGGCAGTTAATAGTACTGACGTACCATTTGAGATTGTACAAGCAAGACAATCTATGGACTATGCTATTCAAGCATCTATGTCCAATAGTAGATTCTTAAAGAAAATCTATAATAGACAAACTATAGCTAATAGATTCTTATCATCTATTATGACTAAGCTCTATAGAGGTGAGTTTAATAATCCAACAGCGGTTATTAAAGTTAACCTACCAACACCGATGTTCTTGAATCTAACTAATACTAACCAAATCATTCAAAATGCTAATGATGTAGCACAAGCTGCAATGGAAGCATTCTCTGATGATTTAGATGATAACGCTAAACAAATCTTCTTCAATAACTTGAAAGGTAAGATGCTTGAAAGTTATATTGATATGGAAATGATTATGCGTGTTAAAGAAGCAACTAAGATTGAATATGCTGCTAATCAACAAGATGATCAAGGTGGAGATTCTAGTTACTAAAGCAACAAAATACGGTCATAGGCTATTAAAGCCTATGACCATAAGTTGCTGTCGTTTGTTTTTGTATTGAGAGGTGAAACACTTTGTACTTGCGATGAGAGTGACAAAGCAGAAAGAGAGATTTGACCACGCATGAAGAAGTCCGTTCATGTGATATAAGCAGTTTGCAATTATTGTGAGAGGAAAGAACAACTTCCATTCATCCCTGATGGAAGTGTATCTGAAATCCGTTCGGAGTATTCCCATGTATATTTTAACGTAAATCAAGCGTAGTAGAATTGTATCGATTTAAGAAGATTTGTTTCACGAAGTATGTGTTATTAGGTAAGTATTTAGGAGTTTTGTTTAACTTCATAAAATCTTCATACGCAGTCAATATATTGTTACTAAAATGAAAAGAATAAATGGACTAGGAGATTAACTCCTAGTCCACTTGTGTTTTATTCTATTATTAAAATCTATTAACCAGTATAAGATACACCCTTACCAGTATTGCCTTCACCGTTAGGACGAAGTACTTTATTGTAAGGAGCCATATTAGTTACACCAGAGTAAGTCATTTCAGACTCATCCCAGATTGTACCTTTACGTACCCAATCAAGTAAGCTTTGAGCTTTTCTGTTGATGATTGTGTTTGTAATAGGGAAACCAGAGAACTCTACAGATAATTCTTTGAAACCAATGTCACCACGTTCGATATTGTAGATATTCAAGTCAGCATTTGTTGGTTGAGCAGCTACGATATAGAATGCTTTTTCAACATTCATCAAAGTATTGTCAGTTACGATATATAAGAAGCTAAATACTTCTTGGTCGAAACCAGGTTCTTTGATTGTACCATCTTCGATAAGACCATGATAATGTTTAACTTGAGTTGTAGGGTCTTTAATACCACGTAAGAACAACTCATGAACTTTAGTCATGATGGAACCAGATTTTTCGAAGTAACGCATAGTGAATGTAGAACCAGATTGGCTATTAACTTTGTTAATAACGTTGATAGATTTAACACCATTTGTTAATTCTGCAGTATCGGAAGTCATGTTATCAATACCGTCTAACCCACGGAATTCATACTCCAATACATGTACGTATGTATCAATAAGTTTTTTGTATTGATCATTCTTAGAAGCCAAAGCTTTTAAGAAGTTAGGAATAGTCAATACAATGATCATACCATAACCAGATTCAAATTGATTGAATTGGTGTAAGTTAGCCCAGTCAGTTACACCACGGAATAGTGCATACTGAGTTAAATCACGAATTTCTTTAGTGCCGTCGAAGATAAAATTAACAGCACCTGGAGTTTTATCAGCCATATTATTTATCCCCCTTAAGCATTGGCACTAACAGCAGTAGCGATTGGAATAGCAACGATACGGAAGATTTCAGCTTGAGCGAAGTCTTTGAACGATACTTGGATAACCGCATAAACAATTTTGTTTGCTGCATAAGCAGAGTCAGATTTGAAGTCAATAGAGATAGAAGCGAATTTATTAGCGTTGTTGTTAATAACTGCTTGTACGTCTTGTTTGTAATCTTCGAAGTCTGTACCTGTGATGAATTTATAACGGGATTTAGGACATGCAATACGAATTTGTTTGATCAATTCTTGGATAGCCAATACGTTATTAGCATAGCTTAATTGAGTATGGATATCTTGAGAAGTGTATTCGGATGCAAGAGAGAAGATACCGTTATAGTATTTACCAAAGTTTACACGAAGGTCATCCATTTCAGCAACTTGGTCGCCTGCAGGAGTGATCTTAGGAACGTAAGATAAAGTACCTTCAATAAGTTCAGGAATTACCCAGCCATTGTTTTGACCAGCACATACTAAGGAACGACCATTAGCAAAGTGCATACAGATCAAACGAGCAAGGGAATAACCCATAGTTACTGTAATTTGTTTACGAGTATATGGATCAAAGATGTCATAGTATTGACAGTAAGTCGCAACGTAACGGCTATTACCACCAGTATTCAAAGTCTTAGCATTCTTGATTGCAAGAAGGTTAGTAAGACCTTTAGTACCCATATCACGGAAATAGAATACGTCTTGACGGAAAGAACAAAGGTTTTCAATAGCACGTTTTACAATATGAGGATAGTTAGCATCAACAACAACGTCGATTGGGTTGCTATCGATATCATAGATATCATCATTGAATGTACCATTGTATACTTTAGCCATTTCTGTAGCATATACAGAAGTGGAGTCAGTTACACCTTTATAACCAGAGATTGGAGATGTACCGAAAGTATCACCATTATAACCACCAGTCAAAGGATGACCAGCAAAGCTATCAAGTTTAACAGTCGCTACACCATCATTAGTGGATTCTAGTACTTCAAAGTTTTTGAATGGATCACCTTTCCAAGTACGAGCACCAATGATATCGGATTCACGTAAACGAGTTTCAGAGATACCAGCAATTGCTGCTACTTTAGCGTAGAATAATTGCATTTGATCTTCATAACCAAAGCATTTAACTTGCTTAGAAGTACGTTTAACTACAGAATCAAAGAATAAGTTGTATCCAGCTTCAACTTCAGAAGGGTTCAAGGAGAATACAATAGATTCTAATGTGTTGCTATTTTCATCGATGTCTAATACGTAACGTGCAGATTGTGCAGAACGAGATAATGTAGAATCAAGAGAAATAGTAACGTTCTTTTGAGATACACCACGACCATTGTCTAAGATCAAGAACAATGGGAATTTGTTATCTTTTTTATTTTTGAATTTTTCATAGAAAGCTCTAGAAGTTGCAACGTAGTCATTACCATGAGTGTTTTCTTCAGCTTCCAAAGTTTCTACAGAGTAGTTTACTTGACAAACTTTATACATAGCAGCAATGCCATCTACACCAGCTTCGTCTTTAGTATAAGTAGGACGTTGTGCAGGATCAGTAATAGATGCAACATCTACAGCTTTCCAGTATAATTCTTCAGTTACATAAGAGCCATCAGCCTTAGTAATAGGAGATCCAGTCAAAGGATCGAATTTAATACGAGTTTCTTGACGAGAAATTTCTTTTACGTGAGCAACTACACCTAGCATAGCTAAACGAGAAGTAGGGTCAACGACACGTTTTGCATAAACGATACCGCCGTTGTTAATTACGTTAGCTGCTTGGAGTAAAGGTTGACCATGACGAGCAAAAGAGATTTCACCATATTGGTCGAAGAAATCGTCGCCTTGCCATTTAGTATATTCTTCAGTCCCTTTGTCCGAAGTAAAACCAGCAAATACAATCGGTTTTGTTGTAGAGTCGGCTATATTCAGAGAGGGAATATAACTTTGGTCTTCAAGAATGATTTTTGTACCAATCATAATCTTTTATTTCCTCCTTAATAGATTTTAAATAATAGTTATAAACGAATCCGATATGGATACTATTTAAACTTTTATTCATATGTTAATTATGGCTATTGCATAAGGATCTTTTCCATAGGAGAATCAACTTTGTTTTTGTTGATCATGGAGTTAACTACCGCATCATCCCAGTTTTCAGATGTCAATGCAGTAAATGCAGAAATATACTTAGGTACCATCTTAATAGATAGTGGTTTATACTTATGCATATCTGTTTCCTTAGCTAAGCGGAATGGGATAGATTCATCTTTAACGGATCTGCATAGTTCAGATACTAAGATACCAAACATCTGTGCAGAGATACCGAAAGAAGAACCATTGAATTTAATGGAATCCATTAAGAATGCATGTAACTTATCATATGCAATTACATTAGGAATATTACCAGTGATCATAAAGATTCTAAACATATTCTCTACATTGGTAATATCCTCAGGAGATCCAGTATTTACTATAACTACATCGTCTTTCTTGAACTTCAAGATACGATAATCTACAGGAACTGGAATCTTCTTAT